ATCTCGCGGTCGGCATCATGTTCGACGGTGAGGCTGACGCCCTTGCGGCCCTGCTCTGGAACAGTTTCAGCGTCGAGCAGGCGCAAGTGACGAGGACGTAATCATGGCTGAGAACAACATCGAGAGACGCTTTGTGCTCGACTGCGAACTGCGGGCCGTTGGTGACGATGGGAAGCCGCCCACTCGCATCGAAGGATACGCGGCGCGGTTCAACAGTCCGACGGAACTGTGGCCGGACTACCATGAGCAGATTGCGCCGGGTGCCTTTGCGCGTGCGATCGCAGAAAAGCAAGATGTGCGGGCGACCTTCAATCACGACCCGAACATCGTAGTGGGCCGCACTACGGCGGGCACCTTGAAACTTACCGAGACCAAGCAAGGGCTGCGCATGGAAGCGTGGCCGCCTGATACCCAATGGGGTCGTGACTTGCTCGTATCGATCGGACGTGGCGACATTACGCAGCAGTCGTTCTCGTTTATCGTCAGGGGCGAAGAAAACAAGGTTGCAGCCGATGGGTCTGTGATGCGTACCTTGACGGACGTAGACTTGAAGGATGTTGGTCCGGTGACGTACCCTGCCTATCTGGACACCACGGTTGCTGCCCGGAAGTATGAGGAGCGTACCGGGTTGAAGCCGACGTTCAGGACCGAGGGAACGACGCCCGATGGCGATGCTACGGTTGGCGTGGTAGGCGATCAGAGGACGGAGAGCGTTGAGCACAACGGGGCGACAAAGGGTTCACAGGCCAAGGTCCAGAAGCGTAAGTCGGAACGACTACAGCGTGAAAGCGAGGAGTTAACCTGATATGGGTGTATCTCCACAGTTCGCGCTAATATGTTCGGTATGGTAGAACACATGGGCGAGTTGGACGGCACAGAGGTAACGGTACAACCAACGGTGAATGATAGGCCGATCGGCGAACCGATCGTCTTTAGGATACGGACGGAGCGAGTATGGCCAGAGTAGCCCTTATCACCGGGATCACTGGACAGGACGGCTCGTATCTTGCAGAACTACTGCTAGCTAAGGGCTATATCGTCCACGGCATCGTCCGGCGATCGTCGAGCTTCAACACGGCTCGGATCGATCATCTGTTGCAAGACAAGCACGAGGCGGGCACCCGGTTGTTTCTGCACTATGGCGACCTCACGGATCACGGCAGCCTAGTTGCGATGTTGAACCGGCTGGAGCCTGACGAGGTCTACAACCTTGGCGCCCAGTCGCACGTACGCGTGAGCTTCGATCAGCCCGTGTACACGGCAGAGACGATCGCTATCGGCGTACTGAACCTCCTGGAGGCTGTGCGGACCTACAGAGATCGTACCAAACGCGACGTCAAGCTCTATCAGGCGTCCAGCAGCGAGCTATTCGGCCGTAGTCAGGCCCCTCAGAACGAAACGACGCCGTTCAGGCCGTGCAGCCCCTACGCGTGCGCGAAGCTGGATGCGTTCTGGAACGTGACGAACTACCGCGACGGCTACGGCCTATTCGCGGCTAACGGAATTCTGTTCAACCACGAATCGCCGCGACGAGGCGAGACGTTTGTAACCCGCAAGATCACGCGGGCTGCAACCCGGATCAAACTTGGGTTGCAAGAGAAACTGTACTTGGGCAACCTCAGCGCCAAACGCGACTGGGGATATGCAAAAGAATACGTCGAAGCCATGTGGAAGATGCTACAATTGGATGTGCCAGAGGATTTCGTCATCGCTACCGGCCGATCCGCGACAATCGAGGATTGGCTGGTCGAAGCGTTCGGAACCATCGGCCTCAGTTGGCGCGAACACGTGGTGATCGACGAGCGGTACATCCGGCCTGTCGAGGTGCATGACTTGCGCGGCGATCCCACGAAGGCTTACGAGAAGCTGGGATGGATTGCCAACACCGACATGGCGGGATTGTGCAAGCTCATGGTCGAGGCCGATCTGCTCTTAGCTGAGCGTGAACGGACCTTGGCTGCGGTTGCGGCTTAGGCCGCATAGTGACGGCGGTATACGTGGAAGCTCCCACGTAGCGCCTGTGCAAAGTATGGTGGTATTCGCGGAAGATCCCGCGGAGCGCCTGTGTGTAACCTAACATACAGGAGGCTCTGTGATGGCACAGACGCTGGAAGTTTTGCTTGACGAGCGCAAGCACAAAATCAAGACGCTCGAAGACATCGAGGAGAAGCGGTCCAGTGAAGGTGACCGCAACTATAGCGCCGAGGAAAACGAGGAGATCGCTAAGCTCGACAAAGACGTCGAGGACATGGATGCGTTGATCCAAAAGCGTGAGGCCGACGACAAGACCCGCGCAAAGATCCAAGCACGCGTTGCAACTCTGAGCGAACCGCGGGACATTCCCGTGACTCGCATCGATCCCACGACCACCAACCGCTCGACGCGGGATATGTACCCGGACCGGCTCTGGAGGTACGGTAAGACCCGCGCCTTCCCGGATACGCGTGAAGGGCACGAAGCTGCCTATCGGTCTGGCAAGTGGATTCAGGGCCAACTGTTTGGCGACCCGGCTGCGCGGCGGTGGTGCGAACGGCACGACATCATGGTCACCGAGAAGCGTACTATGATTGAAGGCGCAATCGCCGCTGGTGGTGCCGTCGTGCCCGACGAGATGGATCAGCAGATCGTGCTTTTGCGTGAGAAGTACGGCACGATTCGCCAATTCAGCCGGAACGTGCCGATGGGCTCTGACACCAAGAATATTCCACGTCAGACGGCAGGGTTTACTCCGTACTTTGCTGGCGAGGCCGCGGCGCTGACGGCGTCTGACACGACCTGGGACGTGATTACGCTCGTTGCCAACAAGCTCACGATTATGAACAGAATGTCGAGCGAGTTGGACGAGGACTCCATCATCAGTATGGCTGACCAGTTCGTGATGGACGCCGCGCACGCCTTCGCGTTGAAGGAAGATCAGTGCGGGTTCAACGGCGACGCCACGCTGACCTACGGTGGTATCACTGGTATCCGTACCAAGCTGCTCGACTTCGACGGTGCCGGCACGGATAGCTCGGGCGTATTCACGACCGGCGGAAACGATAGCTGGGCAACCCTCGACTGGGCTGACCTTGAGGGAACGCTTGCGCTGTGTCCAGAGTATGCTTTGTCGGGTGACCCGGCATGGTATGTGTCGCAAGTTGGCTTTACGCTCGGTCTCCAAAGACTAGCGTTCGGTCTGGGCGGCTCCGCGATGGAAGACGCCCGTACTGGGTTGACTCCGCGACTGCTAGGATACCCTGTGCGCATCGCGCAGGTTATGCCGACAACGACGGCGGCACAGAACCTGGCAATCATGTTCCTATTCGGCGATATGTCGCAGGCTTGCATGTTTGGCAACCGGCGAGGTATCGAAGTTGCGCGTGATACGTCAAGGTACTTCGACACGGACGAGATCGCAATGCGGGCCATCGAACGGTTCGACTTCGTCCACGCCAATCCTGGCGATGCCACGACGCCAGGTCCTCTGGTCGGATACAAGGGCCAGTCGTAATAGGAGGTGTCTATGGCTTCTGGTTTGTGGACATTCACGCAGCCGTTCAAGGGTTGGCTACCCGGCGATAGCATAGAACCAAACATGTGCATGTCGGGTGGCGAGATGTTGACGCTGCGTAAGCGTGGGGCCCTTGTGCCCACGGAAGAGTACAAGCCGCTGAAGGTGCGTGCGAAAGTTCCGGTTGTCGAGACCGCGGACGCGCCGCCTTCCGGTGAACATGCTGCGAGAACGTCGCGGCCGAAACCGGGGCGGTTGATCAGAACAGAAACACAATCCTCACAGAAGGAGGACATCGAATGATTCATTGCGGAAACAATGCGGTAGTTGGTGCGTTTGTCAGTGCAACGGGTTGGGTATCCAACGCGACGGCTGCGGCGGCTACCTGCGACATGAAAGGGCACGGCTATCTGTTGTGTGGCCTAATGACCGCCACACAGTCGGATACCACTTGCATTCTGACCAACTTCCATGTGGAGGACGCAGATACGACCGATGCGTCGAACTTTGCGACAATCTCCGGATGGGTGGCTGGTACGGACTACACGCTCGCAACTGCTCTGCGTGCGGCATCCACTATCAATACCTATCAGATTGGTATTCCGTGGGTTGGACGCAAGCGGTATGCGAGGTTGGTGTCGCGGATGGCGGCTACGTCTCAGGTCGCCGCGGCGTGGTATCACAGGTTCCGGAACGACGAGATGCCGAACACGGATGCCGAATGCAACTGTGAGAAGGCGTTCTTCGGGTAACTGAGGGTTTATGGGTTCACAGATTCCAGTCGTGTGGTTGGCATCTTATCCGCGTTCCGGCGTGACGTTCTTGCGTCTCGTTATTGAACGCCTGTATGGGGTGCCGACCTACACGACCAATCAGAACGAGTGGACGGCTACAGGCGACCTGTTTCCAGCAGGTCGCCTGTATCCCTTTGAATGTTTCACTGACGTTGGCTACCAGTTTGTAAAGACGCATAGCGTCATACCGGCCTGTGGTTCAATGCCTGCGATTCACCTTGTGCGCGACCCACGGGACACCATGGTGAGCTATGCGCATTTTCTAAAGAACTTTCGCAATGCTTACGGTAAGCACTGGGAGATCCTAGAACAGGTGATAGCGGGCAGCGGGCCTAGCGGCTCATGGGGCCAACACCTCGTGACGTGGCTGGGTCGCCCGACGCAACTGATCCACTTCGACGATCTTGTTGCTGACCCGGTCAAGGTTGTTACGGATGCCGTCGAGGCGTTGAATGCCGAAGGTGACTTGGGGCTCATGCAGACGTATGAAGATGCGCCGACGTTCGACACGCTGAAAGCGTCGCACCCTAAGTTTTTCCGCAGCGGCCAGTCTGGACAATGGCGTGACGAATTCCCGCCGTACTTGTTGGACCGATTTGAGAATATGTATGGCGCGGCCATCCGCGCGTACCAAACGACGTTTGGGAAAAAGATCCGTGGAGAACGAGCAGAGAAACGGGAGGTTGCATGACTGACGAGTTGGTTAAACTGAATCTAGGAGCTGGGCGCAGCGTACTGCCAGGCTTCATCTCTATCGACAGGAGGGATGGAAAGGAAGTCTATCCACTGGCGTACGACGACAGCAGCGTGGACGAAATCTACGCGTCGCACATACTGGAACACTTCGGCATTGGTGAAGTGTCCGTCGTGCTCCAGCATTGGGTCGAGAAGTTGAAGCCCTGCGGTCGAATCAGAATCGCCGTGCCGGATTTCAACTGGGTTGTGGATCAGGTCAAGCAGGGCGTTCCTATTCCTGCACAGCCTTACGTGATGGGTGGGCAGACGGACGATAACGACTTCCACAAGATGATCTTCGACCGCGAAACGCTGCAAGAGATTATGGTTAACTGTGGCCTGGAACGCATCGGTGAGTGGGAGGCGGTGGTCGAAGATTGTGCATCAATGGAAGTTAGTTTGAACCTTCAGGGGTTCAAGCCTGCGATGGGTATGATTACAACCGAAGGGGTCTATGCCTGTCTATCGTGTCCACGCTACGGGCCGATGGTTCACATGCAGTGCGCTATGGGCGTGTTTGCGCAACTGTCGATCGGGTTCGAGATGGGCCAGGGTGCCTATTGGTCGCACGTCTTGACGCAATTACTGGAGGATTGCATCGCACTGGACACATGCAAGTATGTGTTGACCTGTGACTATGACACTCTGTTCACAAAAGACGAAGTGCTCGAACTGTATAGGCTCATGGAAGCCTTGCCGGAATGGGACGCCATTATGCCCATCCAACAAAAGCGATCGGACGATTCGACTCTGTTTGGCATGGTGGACAGTGCCGGCAAGCAGCGGTCCCAGATATGGGCAGCAGACTTCAATAAGCATGTATCCGCGGCATACTATGGACATTTTGGATTGACGATGTTTCGCGCCGCGTCTCTGCGTGCGTTACCTAAACCGTGGATGACTGAACAGCCAGACCCTACTGGTTCGTGGGGTGAGGGGCGTGTCGATCCAGATATTGCCTTCTGGACGCACTGGAAAGCGTCCGGCAATAAGCTTGGCTTGGCCAATCGCGTTATGGTAGGCCACTTGCAAGAGCTTGTCACTTGGCCAGGTCCGGACATGCACAAGCCCGTATATCAATACGTGGCAGACTTTCAGAAGAACGGCATCCCCAAAGAAGCGCGGCGTTAGGAGCCGGATATGCACAACGCGGTAGAACGATCAGCAGAGGCAACGCTAGTACCGATGACGGCGGCTGACTTTCGCGAGCATGGGCGCGTGATACAAACAGCCGAAGACACGATCATCGAAAAGTACATCCAGGTGGCGCGCACGTACTATGAGGACGTCAATGACATGACGTTCCTGACGACCACCTGGAAGGCCTACTGGGAACGCTTCGAGACGCCACTGATCATCCCGCGCCCGCCTTACGTCACGGTGACTACGCTGACCTATACGAACGAGAACGGAGTCGAAACCCCGATCACGGAAGGTACCGACTTTGTTGTCGACTCGAAAAGCATGTTCGCCACCATTAAACCATACGAAGGGCTTAGCTGGCCGAGTGACGTAGAGGACGACGGCTACAACGCTGTGACGCTGACATTCGTTGCCGGCTATACCGCAGCCACACTGATCCCCGAGCCATGGCTCCAGGGGCTGCGGCTTGCAGTGGAAGTGATGTACGACCGAATGGGGCCGTACGCGTCAGCCATCGACGCGCGGTTCCCGATGCCGTTTAACAATATGGACGTGATGCTTGGGGCCTATTCGGTCCCGCAGATTTAGGGAGGCTTTATGGGCGACGATCTGATTAGGCTGAACCTCGGAGCAGGCGACAAGCCGCTTCCGGGCTTTACGTCTATCGATCGCAGGAACGGCAACGAGGTCTATCCGCTGCCCTACGAGGATGGGACGGTAGACGAGATATACGCCAGCCATATACTCGAACACTTCTCACACAACGGTGCCGTTGTAACTGTGCTCAAGCACTGGATCGACAAGCTCAAGCCGGGTGGACGGATACGGCTTGCGGTGCCCGACTTCCAATGGATTGCGAAACAGATTGCAGGTGGTGTGCCGATCCCGTCTCAAGGCTACACGATGGGCGGCCACACAGACGCAAACGACCACCACGGCTGCATCTTCGATTACACGGCCTTGCAAGAGCTGATGGTCAATTGCGGCTTGGAACGTATAGGACCGTGGAAGCCCATCATTGACGATTGTGCGGCACTAGAGGTGAGCCTGAACCTGATGGGCTTCAAGCCGATTTCTGACATCCGTGTGCCGACGGGCGTCTATGCCTGTCTATCGTGCCCACGTTACGGCCCGATGTCTCATACGCAATGTGCGTCTACGGCATTCGGTGCTCTCAACATCAAGTGCGTGATGGGCCAGGGCGTGTACTGGTCACACGTGCTCAGCGAGATCGTCGAAACGGTCATCGCGTTGGATGATTGCCGATACGTGCTGACGACGGATTACGACACGCTGTTTTCGCGCGATGACGTTGTTGGCCTCTACCACCTGGCGGAAGCATTGCCCGAGTGGGACGCTCTCGTCCCGATGCAGTTGAATCGTGGCGACGGCACAATGCTGTTCGGCATGACGAACGGGGACGGCGGACCACGTGGTCAGGTTTGGGCGGCTGACTTCAAGAGACACGTTACCGGCGTAGATACAGGGCACTTCGGTCTGACGCTGTTCAGGGCTGACAAGCTGCGAGCACTGCCGAGGCCGTGGATGCTCGAAGTCCCGAACACCGACGGACGGTGGGCCGATGGACGCGTCGACTCTG